ACGTGGGCCGGCACAGAGACCTTACCGAGTTCGCCATCGTCGGGCGGGCGCCGACGGGCCACATGCCGCTCAGGGTAATGGTGAGCCTGGACCGGGTGCCCTTCGATGACCAACGCGATTGCCTGGTGGCGATGATTCGCCAGTTACCGTTCACCAAGGTACTGATCGACCGCAACGGCATCGGCATGCAGCTGGCCGAGCAATTGGAGCGCAGCACGGGCAAAGCGCAGGGCGTTGACTTTACGAATCCGAGCAAGGAGCTGTGGGCCGTCGAGACGCGGCTGCAATTCGAGCGCCGCAAGGTGCCCCTCCCACTCGATAGGGATCTAAGTTATCAGATCCACGCCATCAAAAAGACGATCACGGCGGCGCGGCACAACGTGTTTGACGCCGAGCGCAACAAAGAGCACCACGCCGACAAATTCTGGGCCCTGGCCCTGGCCCTCTCGGCGAGCGGCGGGGGCTCATCCTGGAGCGTGCAAGAGTACTAATGACCATCAATTACACCGAGGTCGCGCGACTCGCCTACCTCACCTGGCTGGCGTCCGAGGATGCCGCCGAGGAGAGTTGGGTGCGCACGCTGCGCGACTATGCCGGCGGCGCCCATCCGGTGTACCTCACCGAGCGCCAGCAGCAGTTCATTGGGCTAAAGGGCAAGGACGCCGCCCATCTCTACGCCCACAACCTGTGCAGCCTGGTCATCGCCACGGTGGTCGAGCGGTTGGGGGTGACGGGCTTTGCGCCCAAGGGGGCCAGGCGCGGCGAGAGGATCGAATCGCCGTTCATCGAGGCGGTCGACGAGTGGTGGGAAGCCAACCGCATGGACGCCGGCGAGGACGAGCTATACGAGGCGGCGCTGCGCGACGGCGAGGCCTACATCATCGTCGACTGGCAGGATGGCCAACCGTACTGGGCCGTCAACTATCGTTTCGACGGCACGCAAGGTGTCAAGCTCCATGAGGATCCTTCGACAGGCAGGCCGGTGTTCGCCTCCAAGCGCTGGCAGACCTACGACCCGTTGGAGCCGCGCAACTCGGGCCTGACGCGCATGACGCTCTATTTCCCCGACCGCGTGGAAAAGTACATCCAGCGGCGCGAGGGCGACCCCATCGACAACAAGGTCGACGGCGAGCTGATGCGCCTCAACTGGCGGACATGGCGCGACCGCGATGACGAGCCCTGGCCGCTGCCGTGGGTGGACTCGGGCGGTGAGCCGCTGGGGCTGGCGGTGATCGCCTTCCGCAACCCGGGCGGGTCAGAGATCGGCGACGTCGTCGCGCTGCAAGACGCGCTGAATAAATCGGATCTCGACCTGGTCGCCGCGCAGGACGCCGCGGGGTTCCGCATCCTCTACGTGAGCGGGGTAGAGGCGGACTTTGACAAGGACGGCAACGAAAAGGTGCTCACCGTCGAGCCCTCGCGGTTGGTGCGCCTCACCGACGCCCAGGCGCGTCTCGGCGCCATCGATCCCGCCGACCTGACGCGCATGATCGCCACCTGCACCTATTGGATCGAATCGATTGGGGCGCAGAGCCGCACGCCGCACTACCTGTTGCACGCCCAGACCGGCGACCAGCCGAGCGGCGAGAGCCTCAAGCAGCAAGAGACGGGGCTGGTCGACAAGTCGCGGCGCAAGCAAAAGATCTTTGGCAACGCCTGGGAGGATGTGCTCTACCTCTCGCGCAAGCTGCACGACCTGTACGGCGATGGCGAGCTGCCCGAGGAACGCATTCAAACGCAGTGGCGGTCGGTGCGCAGCCGGGACGAACGCGAGGTGTGGGACGTGGCGCAGGCCAAGCAGGCCGCCGGCGTGGACCAGGAGACGACCTGGATCGAGGCGGGGTACGACGCCGACCAGGTGCAGCTCATCAAGGACCGCAAAGAGGCCGAGCGGCAAGCGCAGGGCAACCTTGGTGAGCTGCTGTTGCGCGGGTTTGAGCAAGGTCAGATGTAACGGGAGAGACTAGATGAAACCGATCATCGACTTTTTCGCGGCACTGCTGGCCGCGCATGGCGGCCTCAAGGTCGAGGGCGTGGCGGGGGGCGTGGCCGTGCCGGTGAAAACATCGGCGGTCGACCTCGTCACGGCCACGGTAACCATTGATGCCGGCGAAGCGCTGTCCAGCGCCGCGAATCTCTCGGCCCTCGGCACGCCGGTGGCCATCATCACTGACGATGCCTGGGATACGCAGTCCATGACGTTTCAGGGCAGCGTCGACGGGGAGACATACGCCGACCTGCGCAGTACGGGCACCGAGGTGACCATCGCCGGCGTCGTGGCAGAGAGTATGGAGCCGCTGGACCCGCTTCAGTTCCTGGCGTGTCGCTATCTCAAAGTGCGCAGCGGCACAGCGGCCTCGGCGGCGAATCAGGTGGATGCCACGACGGTGACCGTTGTGTGTAGGCCGATGTAGCGATGGTCCCGCCGATCATCGCCATCACGGAAGCGCTACGCAACGAGCACCTGCGGCAGGTCGACCAGGTGGTCAAGCGCCTTATCGAGGCCTACGGCATGCTCTACCGCAAGCTCGGCGCGCAGCAAGCAGCGCTTGTGGCAGAGCTAGAGACGTTGGCCGAGGGGGGCGCCGGCAAACGCGCCTACCTGCGCCGGGTCGAGGCGCTACTGCAGCAGATCGAGGCTGAGGTAGGGCGCTACGCCATCTACGCCGACCAGGAGATCCAGCGGGCGGCGCGCGAGGCCATCGACCTGGGGCTCAAGCACGCGGCGCGCGAGGTACAGCTGTCGTTTCCGCAGTGGGCGCAGGCGCGGATTATGGGCGCCTTCAACCGGCTCCCGGTGGCCGCCATCGAGGCGATGCTAGGATTCCTCGGCGACCAGTCGCCGCTCCATACGAGCCTCGTGGACCAGTTCGGGCGCGAGGTGGCCAAAAGGATCGGTGACAAGCTCGTCGAGGGCATCGCCCTCGGCTACAACCCGCGCAAGGTGGCCTACGCGCTCGTACGCGAGGGGTTGGGCGAGGGGTTGACCTGGTCGATGACGACGGCGCGCACGGCGCAGCTGTGGGCCTACCGCGAGGCGCAGCGGGCCTCGGACGTGGCCAACAGCCACATCGTCCAGGGCTGGGTGTGGGTGGCGGCCAAGGACTCACGAGTATGTCTCTCGTGCTTGGCGATGGACGGCACGGAGCACCGGCCCGAGGAGGTGCTCAATGACCACCACAACGGCAGGTGTGCGCGAGTGGTAAAGACGATCACTTTGCCAGGCGCGGCGCCGCTGCAGTACCCGACGGGATACGAGTGGTTTACAGGGCTACCCGAGGCGCGGCAGCGGGCACAGATGGGCAGCGCCATGTACGACGCCTGGAAGGCGGGCAAGTTCCAGTTCAAGGACCTGTCGGTGCCGTATGAGGACAAGGTATACGGCGAGATGTTGCGCGCGGCGTCGCTCAAGGACCTGTTGGGGGACGCGGCGAAGGAATACTACCGGAAGGCAGCATAGTAGTAGGGATTACACCACGCCCGACGGGGCGGCAAAAACGCGGGAGGCGGCATGTTGACGTGGGCAGATCGGTGGATGTTGGGCAGGTTCTTCTTTGCGCCGGACGATGGCAACGGCGGCGACGGCGGGGGCGATACGGGCGACGGCACCGGGGGCGACGCCAGCGATGGCGGGAGCCCGAACGCCGGCATCACGTTCACGCCGGAACAGCAGGCGCACATCGACAAGATCGTCGGTGAGGCGCGCAAGGCCGGTCGCAGCAAGGCGCAGCAGGAGGCGGATGCCGAGAAAAAGCGGCTCGCCGACGAGGCGGAGCGCAAGCGCCTCGAGGATGAGAAGCAGTTCAAGGAGCTGGCCGATCAGCGCCAGAAAGAGCTGGACGCGGCCAAAGCGGAGCTGGAGGCGGAGCGCGGCAAGGTACGGCGGTTCACTCTCGAGGGGGCGTTCCGGCGCGAGACGGCGGCGCAAAAGCTCCAGTTTGCCAACGAGCAAGCGGCGGCGGACGCCTTTGCACTGTTGGACCTCAGCGAGGTCGAGGTGGGCGATGACGGTCAGGTGGCGGCCATGGCGGGGCTGGTCAAGGGGCTGGCCAAGACGCGGCCCTACCTGTTCGGCCAGGCCAAGCCGGCCAGCGGCGGCACCAACGCCGACGATGGGCGTGGGGACGGCCCTCCGCCCAACGATGAGGCGCGGAAAGAGGAAATCAAGCGGCGGTACCGCATCTCGTAGCGGAACCGACTTAGGCCCGAACAGGGCACAGGAGTAACGGATCATGGCAGACGTGACGATCAGCGCGGCGGACATCCGCCCGCTTCCCGGGTGCATCATCCGGCGTTTTACGGCCGGCGGCGTGATTGGCGTGGGGCAGCCGGTGTATGTGAGCGCCAACGACACGGTCAAGGCCACGGACGGCAGCGCAGTAGCTACCGCGGCCTGCATCGGCGTGCTGGTGGCCGTGGGCGGCGCTTCGCCGGCGTCGCGCATCGCGGCGGCCTCGGGCGACCCGGTCGACGTGGTGCTGTTCGGCCCGGTGGCGGGGTACTCGACGAATATGGCGGCAGGCGCCTATTTCTACGTCGACGACGACGAGGGAGTCATCTCGACGGCTGCGGGCACCAAGTCCACCATCATCGGCGTTGGCCTGTCGGGCAGCGTGATGCTGGTGCGCGTGACGCCGGTGGGTCTGGCCTAATCGATCCAAGCCAACGCTTGGTCAGTAACTAGCGCGCTCTAGCCGGAACACTCCGGGGAGCCGCGGGGAGAAACGAATCATGGCAACGCTGGGCATCAACGATCTGAAGCAGTACGCCCTCCCCACCTACTGGGACGCCGGCGCAATCTCTTTGGTCAAGCTGGCGTCGGGGGAGACGTACGAGCAGTTTATCAGTGACGTGGCGCAGGCGCTGGCGATGCAGAACGCCGCGTTGCTGCAGGACCCGCTCATGGGCATCCTCATTGGCACGACCGATGAGATGGCCATTGAGTACCGCGTCGGTGTATCCAACGGGTTCCAGGACCACACCGAATACGGCCGGCCTGACCAGAAGCGCGCCGGCACGACCGGCCACATGCTGGCCATCGAGGAACGCGACCGCGGCCTCGGCTGGACGTGGGATTTCCTGCGCAAGGCGCGCCGCATCCAGCTCGACGCCGACATCGCCGACGCCATGAAGGATGTGCGTGACGACTGGCGCCGGCGCATCCTGCAGCGGCTGTTCAAGAGCTCCTACACCGCGGTGGGCAGTGGGCGCTCGATGCCACTGGCCGATGGCGGCGCGGCGGACGCCAGCTTTATCCCGGTGAACATGCCGGATAGGGCGTCGGCCTTCGACGCGACGCATACGCACCTGCTGTGTCTCAACGGCATTACCCAGGCCAACCTGGAGACGGCGGTCGGGCACCTCTGGGAGCACGGCCACGACGCGCCGTACGATCTGGTAGTGGCGCAGCTTGACATCGGTTCCTGGACCGACGCTACGGCGCTTCCCGGCTATGTGCCGCGGCCCGATCCGCTGATCCGCTACGGCACGACCCAGGACCTGGCCAACGTCGGCCCCGACGTCATCGGCGTCATCGAAACCGACTATGGCTCGGTGCGGTTGCACGCCAATGCGCGCATCCCCACCACCTACTGGACGGTGTTCAAGAGCTACGGCGCCATGGATCAGCGCAACCCGATGATCGTGCGCTACGATCCGGCGTTTGGCGTTGGCGCGGTGCTGCTGGCCGGCGACCACATCCGCGAGTACCCCCTGGAAAACGCCATGCTGTTCAGCGCGTGGGGGGCGAACATTGCGGACAGGACGGCGGCTGTGGTGGTCGAGAACGACAACGACAGTACGTACGGCGACCCGACCATCGCCTAGACGATGCGCCGAGCATAGCGGGGGAGGCGGGCTAACCCCCGTCTCCCCTCGGGAGAACACAGATGAAAGACACGAATCGCGGTTGGGCGCGCACGGCGATAGTGCTGGTCACGGTGCTGGCGGGCTTGCTGCTGGCGACGGCGCCCATCGTTGCGGCGAGTCCATGGATGGAGGTGCGCTTCCTGCGGGTGCTGGTCAACGGCATTTTCGACGGCGACTTGACGGTCGGCGACGACCTGACGGTGACCGACGACGCCACGATCACCGGCGACGCCGCGGTGGGCGGCACGCTCGGGGTGACCGGCGCCAGCACGTTGTCGAGCACGCTGGAGGTGACCGGCGTCTCGACGTTGGGCGTCATCTCGCAGGCGGTAAACACCGAGAACGTCATGCTGCCGAGCGTCGTGGCGGCCTCGGTGGACATCGACAACGACTCCTCGCCGGCAACGCTGTTTACCATCGGCGACGGCGAGGTGTGGGCGGTGACGGCGTGTTTCGCCAACGTGCTGGAGGACTTTGGCACCGGCGTAAGCGATGACGCGGTGTTCACCGTCGGCGACGGCACGACGGCGAACCTGTTCCTCGACCTGGTAGACGCCGAGCTACAAGCGGCGGACGATGACGGCGGCGCCGCGGGATGGCAGGGCCTCACCGAGAGCACCCAGGGCGCGGGGCTCGACGTGGCCTCCGGCTCGCCGCTGGTCATCATGGCGCCGGACGGCGATGACCTGAACCTCGTGGCCACCTTTTCCGGCACGGAGCTGGTCGGTGACGGCACCGAGGCGGCGGACATCACCGTGTACATGGTCTACTGGAGGCTGCAGTAATGGCCGGGCCGCGCACGCAAGAGGCGGCCTATCTGCGCATGATCCTCGAGGAGCTGCAGGCCATCCGCAAGCTCCTCGAGGGCCAAGGCACGCCCGCCAGCAAGGCGCCGGTCAATCGCGCGCCGCGACGGCGCAAGGCGGCCCAGGAGTAGACCATGACCTACAGCTACGACCTCAGCTCTGACGACGCGGCGACGGTGCGCATCAGCAAAGTGCGGCTGCTGATTCCCGACAACGTCGAGGCGACGGCGGCGCTGCAGGACGATGAGATCGGCTACTTTCTCGCCGAGCGCGGCAACGTCATCAAGGCTGCCGCGGCCGACTGCTGCATGTGGTTGGCGCGCAAGTACGCACAGCAGGCGAGTTTCCAGGCCGACGGGCTGCGGGTCGAATACGGCCAGCGGGCGCAGACCTACGCCGAGCGGGCCAGGGAGCTGAGGGCACAGCTCGACGGCGGCATAGGCAGCGTAGCGATGGAGCGCGCCGACGGCTTTGCGGATGAGGCGAGTGACGGCGAGTACGACAGCCGCACCGTGTACCTAAAGGTGTAGTCATGTCACTGCTATCTGACGCCACGCTTGCCCAGATGCGCGCCGCCCAAGCGCTCGCCTTACCCGACACGGCGACGCGCACGCGCAAAACGTACGTCTCTGACGGCATGGGCGGGCAGACCATGTCAGAGAGCACCGCGACCTATGCGGTGCGCGATTCGCCGACTACCGGGCGCGAGTTGGAGATTGCCGGGCGCATCACGAGCGCCGTGACGCGGACGCTCACGTTTCCACATGACGCGGATGTGGTGGCCGACGATGAAGTGACAATCAATGGCCGGGGGCGGCAGGTTATCGCGGTGCTACAGGGCGGCGCCTGGCAGACGGCGCTGCGGGTGCTGGCGGTGGAAGCGTAACACAGGAGGGGAGAGGGATGAATCGTCGCGGGTTCTTGCGGGGGGTGCTCAGTGTGGTGGCGGCGTCAGTGGCGGCAAAGGTGGCGCCGAAGCGGCCAGTCGCCGAGCCGGTCATGGGCGTTGGGCGGGGTTCGTTGCTTGTGATGGATAACTTGGGCATATGCAACGCCGACGCGGTGCTGCCCGAGTACGTTGGAGGCGAGGCGGCGGGGCTGTTCGCGCATGACCCCACGCGCGTCGTTTTCCATGGCGACACAGTCATTGAGGGTGATCTTGAGGTCAACGGCACACTGACGGTACGCGGGACGGTGACGGTACATGACAGCGATGCGTTCTTTGACCAACTCGTAACCGGCATCGAGCGCAGCGGCGACATGCTACAGGATCACTGGCACGTATGCCAGGAGTTCATGGCGGACCCCGACACTATTATCCGGCGACAGGCGGCGGCATGGCGGGGGAAGGGGGCATGATGCCCAAGTCAGGGGACTTTGTCGAAATCGTCTCGACGGGCAAGCCCCAAGAGACCAAGGTTATCGTCGCCGGTGAGGACATTGCGAATCAGGTCTCAGGCGTCAGGATCGACCTTGACCCCGTTCTCACCAAGGTGACGCTTGTCATTGAGGGATACTCGCCGGTCGTGGTCCGCGGCTTCCTAGTGCCCGAGGCGGACATGAAGGCGTTCCAGGAGTGGAAGAGCCAGCAGGGGAACGGATGGCCTAGATGAAACGCACCACCCACGTCTGCCCGGTTCCCGGCGGCTGGATCGTCCAGCACAGCACGCGGCTTCAGGCGTTCTGGTGGGATTGGCGCCATTACGGTCTGGGCATCGCCATCCACAATGCGCTGTGGCAGTGGGTGCATCGACGCGACCGGTGGGTGAGGAGCGGGTAATGCCCAACGAAACCGAGATCGTCCTGGAGTACACGCATTTCGGCGAGATCGGCCAGCAGATGGCGCGGGAGATCGACGTCGTGTGCGAAAACACGGCACTCGACATCCAGGCCAGGGCGCAGATGGCGATTATGAATCCGCCGAAATCGGGACGCATCTATCGGCGCGGCAACGTGGCGCACCAAGCCTCACGCCGCGGCGAGGCTCCGGCTACGGACACCGGCAATCTTGTCAACAGCGCCTACACCAAGAAGCTCGGCGACTCGGACTATGAGACGGGCTTTACCGCCGAGTACGCGGCGGCTTTGGAGTTCGGCACGGCCAAGATCGAGCCCCGGCCCTACCTACGCCCGGCGGTCGAGGCGGTGCGCAAGGCGTTCATCGACGCCATCAAGCGCATCGTGGAGCGATAATGGCAGACCCCACGAAAGCCCTGGAATCGGCCATCTACGCCAAGCTGGCCACCGACGCGACGCTGGCGGCGCTGCTGCCCGGCGTCGAGCGGCTGGTCACGGTGTCGGATGCCACGGGCGGCACGTTTACCCTGACCTACGGCGGCAAAGAGACGGCGGCCATCGCCCATGACGCGGCGGCGGCGACGGTCCAGGCGGCGCTCGTGGCGCTGGCGAGCGTGGGCGCTGGCAGGGTGAGCGTATCGGGCAACGCCGGCGGGCCGTGGACGATCACCTTTGCGCCGGGGATGGTGGGGGGCCTCACCGCTGATACGGCGCTGCTGGAGGGCACGGGCGCGGCGCTGAGCATCGCGCAGCGGGCGTCGGTACATAACACCATCGCGCCGGCGGACACGGCCTATCCCTACGCCGTCTTTCAGCTGGTCGGAGGCCCTCCGCCGCACAACGCCCTGGGGCAACGCGCCTACTGGGAGTACCTCTACCAGTGCCGCGTGCTCGACGAGGGGCCGAGCAAGGCGACGATCCTCCAGGCGCTCTCGCGCATCGACGCGCTACTGGAGCGGGCCAGCCTCACGGTGACGGGCGCGGCGGTGAAGGCGATTCTACGCGATGCGCCGCTGCCGGCCATGTCCGAGGTCGAGGCGGGGACGGTGTACCAGCAGGTGGGGGCGAGTTGGCGGTTCTGGGTACAGGAGACGTAGATGGGCACTTTTTACCACGGGACAGCAGCGCGGTTCTACTACCACACATTCGACATGTCGGGCTATGCGGAGCAGGTCGAGCAGCAGCTCTCGCGCTCCCTGGCCGAGTACCGGCCTCTCAGTGGCACGGCTGTGCGGCGCCTGGGGGGCCACCGTGACGCCCGGATCACACTCACCGGCGGCGCGCTGGACACGAGCGTGGGCGCCAACGACGCCTACGCCTGGGCGCGGCTCGGTGAGGACACGGAGCGCGTGTGGGCCTTCCTGCCGTACGGCGACGCTGTGGGGCGGGCGTGCTACTGCGGCCTCGCGGTGGGCGAGAATCAGCAGCGCGTGGCTGGCGATGACATTGTGCGGCTGCCGGTGGCGATGCTGAGCACCG